TTTTTTGTTCATGTAGCTATAAGTGGAACTTAATTGGTTTTAAGGGTTTATTAAAGGAAAGTTTTGTTTTGATTTGAAATTGGTTTAGTAGCAGTAGTCTCTTGATTGAACGTATTAGAGTTGGTTGAAGTAACATATTAGAGCTTATTAGAGCTTGAGATTTTGTTGATAGTATTTGATTTTTCATAAAGTCCGAAAAAAAAGAGACCTCAAGTTTTTATACTTAAAGTCTCTTATTTTTATTTAAAGATTTTTTTTACTTCTTTTACTACTTGCTTAAGAATTGAACCTTTTGGAAATATTTTTCTGTAATATTTACCCTTTAAGCAAATGCAATAACTATAAACAGCCTTGTCTATATCTAGGCTTATTTGATAATTATTATCAAAATCTACGTGGTTTACTTCTAGGTTCATTTTATTCGTTCATAAACTTAGCTGAAATCATATCGCCAAGTTTATGCCTTCCGAGTATATAACAAAGACATTTTAAATAACCTACATCATAAGTAATATTTGAATAGTTTTCCACTAACTCAAAATCATTCCTTAGGTCTTTAAGTGTAACTGCTAATAGTTGTCTTAACTGTTTTACTGTTTGCATTTTATTACCTCACTTTATTGTTAATGAAAAAATAGGCCTCAAGTTTTACCTCAAGGCCTATTAGTTTGATAAACGTCAAAGTCTATCCTTATCAATCTCAATATTTATTAGAGCTGGTTTATCTTGTAAAATTTCTTTACCACGCTTAATAGCTTGTCTGTCTGATGGTAAGAATAAATTACAGATTTTTAGATATAAATTATCTTGAGGTAACTCCTCAAAATTATAAATATATAAACCTGCATCGTCTGGATATTGAGCTTTTGTTATTGTATATATTTGCATTATATATATCTCCTTATCCCCAGCTTGCCTGTTCATACTCCGGAAGTGTGCCAATTATATTAGACATAGATTGACCTCTTAAACTGTCCAAATATTTATATAGGTCAGTTCTTTCAGCTTCACCCTCGCATGATTGGTATAAAAAGCACTCTAAGCTTTTCAATCGCTGGTACTGGTTTGATTTCATTACAGATTTAATAAGTTCTTGATTATTAAATTTTACTTCATATTCAAGTCCGTTATTTTTTCCGTAACGTTCAACTAAAGAGAACCGGTTTAACTTAACTAGCTTATCAAATAAGCTTGCTGGTTTTTCCTTAGCTTCTTTTATTAGTGCCGGAAGTTCTTTGTAATATTGCCCATAACTTCCACACTTAGAGACTGTGTTTATAACATTGTATAAAACTGTCTCATTCACTTGGTATGCACTCATATCCCCTCACTTTGTTAGAGTTTATATTATTAACTACTCTAGTGTATTAGATACACTTTGTCAACTATATATATCCTACATATTAGAGATATTAGTGCCGTGAATTTTGTTGATAGTATTTGTAATTTTTTAGATATAAAAAAAGGCCTCAAGATTTAAACTTAAGGCCTTTTAATATTAATTTTGTTTATGCTACTTTTTTAAATACTTCTTTGTTCGGTTGTTTATCATTCATAAACATTAAAGCTTTGTTTGCTAAACTTGAGGCCTTTAATAATGCCTCCGGTTTATCTTTTAAGCATTTAATCCAGCTTTTTAGATACTTAGCGTGGTCGGCTCTTGGGCTTGCTGTTATGTCTAAACTATTAGAGACATAAGCACTTCCAAGCTCGGCCACTAGCTCTTCAAAAGCATAAGAAGTCGAACCAAAAGAACCGGATTGACTTCTTTTAAGTCTATTATCAGCACCAGTCCAATGAGTTAACTCATGGAATAAAGTACAATAATAGTTTTCCGTTGCCGTGCTGTCTTCTGTATTAATAAAATCCTTTTGATTAGGCATTTTTATTAAGTCCTTAGAAGGTATAAAACAAGCTACACCGCCACTGTGCTCAATATCGGCATTTAAGTTTTTAACAAAATTATCAGCATTAATCGACTTTTTAACTTCGTTAATTCCGTTAAAATTGTCCACGCCATCCCATTTATTTATATCACCTTTTACATTCTCAATGTTAAAAACATTAAAAGTTCTTAAAAGACTAAATGTCTTCTGTTCAACTTCTCCAACTTTATTAGTTATGTCTTTTGTATATGGTCTATATAAAAGCAACTTAGTAGCCTTAGAACCTTTTTTTACTTGGCATCCTTCCTTTTGCCATTGTAAATAAGTTCCATATATTCCACGTGTAATAGGTTGAAGTGATAACCATAGAATATTGAAGCCTGTATATTTATGGCCGTCAATATTTTGAAACTTATGATTAACCCATCCTCGCAACCACTTGCCGTCATCCTTCTCCATATCAATAATTATCTTGTCTGTTACTTGTTTAACCATTGATTTTATTTCTTCATTCATTTTGACCTCACTTTGTTAGTAGTTAACTTATATGACTACTATAGCGTAGCTAATACGCTATGTCAAGAGATTAAATGCACGAACCAAAAGAAATACAAAAGGCTTAACTATTCATATTTTTAAAACAGATAAGAGAAGACAAGCGAGCATTTAAAAAATCATTAATGTTACACGTGAAACTTTAAAAAATTATAATAGTTGGTAGTTAAGAGACCTATAGTCTCTTGTAATTCCTATATAAATAAATACTTCTACGCCGGTAAAAACATTATTTCTCGTGCAGGCAGGCACGGCCACCCATAATTATATATTTACACACCCCTATTGGGGGAATTTGACACCTCGAGATTACGTAATACCTCAACGGAAAATTTTATTAAATTATTTTAGATGCCTGAGTATTCAAACATATACTCTAAAAAATCCTTTAGATTATTCTCAAGAAATTTTTCTGTACTTACTTTATTGTATAATTTTTTCTTAATAACCATAGGCTTCCATTTGAGAGTCTTAAGTGCTTCTTGAGACAAACTCTTAGGTCTATTGGCTTCTTCGTTAGCAGATAAAACTGAGTATAGGTATATAATATTTGATAAATCCATTGGTATAATAAATTGGTATTGTTAATTGATAAGTAAGAAGAACTACAAACAGGTACACACTCTGGAAATAAAAGTTAACCTTGAGTATATACTAGGTGTTCAACCCTGAGCATATCGTATAGTGTCTGCTTCTTAAAACCACTTGTATTCTATAGGTTTTACAAAAGGTTGATGGTCTGTAAATCTATTAAAAGCTTCACTTTGTAAATCGTCTTTTCTTTGTTTCATAGCTAACTCTTGGTCTCTAGCTAATTGTTCAACCCAATAATTACACGCCATAGCTAAAACGTCTAATCTATCGTCAAAAGCTAATGAACCCTTAGTTGTACTTATTCTACTCATTTGGTAGAAAAGTTGATATTTCAAGGCTTGCTCTACTGGGTATAATTCATTCGTAGAAGTGTAATCATCTAGTATTACTTTCTGGTTTACAATTAAACGATGCTGTTGAATTAATGGCTCAAGAGTATCGATAATTCTTTTCTCTTTAGAAGTTGAATGTCTAACTTCTTCTATGGTTACTGGATAAGTTCTGTGAATAAATGGAAGTAATAATTTAGTAAACATTCCACCACCATAGTTTTCCTCCACTAAGATAAGTTTTGCTTGTTCACTTTTTGCTATATCAGCTAAACCTTGTAAGGTTTTATCTGTATATCCTCCAGCTAAACCACCAGACCTTGTTAAATATAAATTACCATTAAACATTTTAACAACTGCGTAAGCTGTTTCATTTGTACCACGACCACTAGGGTCAACACTAAGTACAGCTCCTTGATATTCTAGCCACTCACCTTGAATTTGCATTGGCCTGTAGTAAGCGTCAGAATGTAAACCTACACAAGGTAGTTCCTCAATCTTTAAATCAGGGCTTGAAGCCCATATAACTTTCTCTGGTGCTGTTGTTGGGTTAGTGGACATGACAACTAAGTCACTCAATTTCAATGGGTACTTATCTTGGTCTGAAAGAGAAGTATCAATCATAAACTGTAAATTAAATCCAGATTTTCCGTATGAAAGCTCACGCTCTCTTAGGTCTTCACTATCGAAACGAAGTGGGTCTGTAGGTAAGCCTTGTTTATCAGGATGCCAATTAGATACAATTTCAGGAGCTAGAGTTTTGCTCATATTTCTAATTTGTTTTATGGGTGGATATAAAGCTGTCCAAATTCTTAACTTATAACCTCTTTTAGGAAGCTCATTATACAAACTCATTTCTGTCTGAGGAGTCCCTAAGAATAAAATACGACCTTGTGGTTTGATAATTGAATCAAACTCTTTTACTAGGTTAGAAAGTTTATCTCTCATTCCCATAGTAGCTGAGTTGTGTGAGGTCTCACAGTCATCCGCAATAACAAGGTCACTACGACTGCCAGTAAGTTGTCCAGTAATCCCTAAAGATTTTACAGACGGAGCGTGTGACGCTCTAGCCGGTCTAACGTCAAAGCTCACCTTCGATTGTCTTTGACTTTCAGAAGGCCTCAAGTGAGCTAATACTTCAATCTCGTTTATTAGTCGTAATGTAAATGTGCTAAAGTCATCAGCCCTATTCTTTGAAGCTGAAACTACTAATATATTTTTTTGAGGGTCTAATAAAAGTTGGTGACAAACATAAGCCGAAGTTATCCAGCTCTTGCCCACGCCTCTAAATGCGTTAATAACTAATCTTCTTTCATCACTTTGAATGAAGTTAGCTATATCGTATTGAATTGGTGTCGGTTCAGGTAAGTTTAAGTGCTTCCAACATAAGTATAAGAAGTTCCTAAAGTCTTTAAGTTTGTGAGGTATCTGAGTCATATTTTGTGCCATTAGACGGCCATATATACCCTAATTTCTACGATTACTACGCAAGAGTAGCTGAGGGTACTATTTCTTCGTCTAGGTCAGCAAATGGTAATTCGTCTACAAGAGACTTTAATGGTGAATTATCTATTGGTAGAGATTCGATACCATTATCTTTTAAAAATTGTCTTGCAACATTTAAGTCTGAAGCTTTAACTTCAGGGTCTTTAATCTTTTCTAAGAGTCTTATAGTTAAATCAGAATGTAATTGTTCTAATTGTTTATCTTTTTGTGACATTAATTTTTTATAATTTCTTTGTATTTTCCTCTACAAATAATTTTTTTAATTACTCTTTTTATTTTCTTTATTATCTTTTTTATTTTTTCTCTTATTGACATGATAGGCACTCCTCTCCATCGTTTTTTGGGTTTTCGCATTTGCAATCTTCACAAGGACACACTCCATATAAATCAGAATGTTCTTTTACATTGCAGTGACAATTACAACTACAGTCTTTACATTTATCTATTTGCATTTTTTATC